CTATTGATATTGAAGATGTCAGAACCAACTGGATCGCTGAATCTTACTGGTTCGATCCTCAGTGGATTAACGCTGGTGGTCCCTCCACTACATTAACTGGAGCAGTTGCTAGTGGAACTGACGTTACAGTCGGACAGTTAAATGTTCAAGGCGTTGGTGAAGGTAACGGTGTATTTAAAGTCGATGATTTGATTTGGGTTGGTGCTCCAACTACCGCTGCTACTGGTACTGGTGAGTTTGAAATCATGCAAATCACCGATATTCAGGGTGTTGACGTTGGAAGTCCTGTATTTATTACCAAGAGATACGTAGAAGGAACTACTGATGGCACTGGTCCTGGTAACAGCTACTACAACTGGCCAACTGGTTCTGTTGTTAGAAGAGTTCTTAAGCACCCTGAGTGGTCTAGAATTAAGGACATTCAGATCAGACAGAGACCTACATCTGGTTCTCCAGTACCTATCGGTTCTATTATCCTTGAGAAAGGATATATTGTCCAGCAAAAACTAGACTACACCAACTGGATTAAACTAAGAAATCCAAATAATCCAACACAATCTAACACGAGCGTCTTTAGCTACATTGAAGATTGGAACAACTATTGGTTCCATGTTCCTGCCAACATGTTTGGCAAGAACCATGCAAATATCAATGACGAGCAACAGCAAGATGGTGCTATTCCTTACAGAAATGGTACACTCACTGTTGCAAACGATCTGAAGTTTGCTGGTGGTTCGATTGAAGTCTATGACTCTGTTAACAAGACTAGATTGTTCTCTGTCATCAATGATGACGGTCACCCCGATCACATCGGTCTTGTATCTTGGGATGCTGCGGTTATCGGTCGTGGTCCATTCACCCTGTTTGGTGTCACTGCTCCAGAAGAAGTTATTCTAAACCCAGAGTCTGATGTTCCAACATTCCGTGTTGACAGTGATGGTAATGCACAGATTAAGCAAACTCTAACGATTACAGGTGCAACACCTGCTGTTGGTACACTAGGTTCTCCAAACATTGAAAACTTCAAGGTCGGTAACCTAGGTGAAGATGGTGCTTCTGAGTTTACAATTAAGCAAGATCGCTCGATTAATGCATTTGGATTCACCAACTACTACACAGCATCTGGTGGTAGACATACCCGTTACATTTCTTCTGCAAGTGATGAAGCGGATCTGTTCCTCACACCAAACGTGATCTATATGGTTAACACAACTTCTGCTACCACACTAATTGTAACACTACCTGATGGTGCTAGAACTGGTGATACAGTCAGAATTGTTGATGTTGGTGGTAACCTAAATTATAATACAAGCCTAGTTTTAAGAACTCCAGAAACTTCTGGAACTCCAATCCAAGGTGATAGCACTGGCACTTTACTTGGTGGCAGAATTACACCTTACCCCTCTGGAGAACTAGTTGTACAAACTGCTAACGCAGCGTTCACTCTAATCTACCTAGGAGGAGAAGATAGCAATGGTCAGATCGGTATTCCTGCTTCTGTACAAGGTTGGTGGTTGATGGAGGTCTGATAAGTGGCATCTTACAACAGGATCAAGGCACAGAAAGCCTCCCCAATCGGCACTATGATGCCATGGGGAGGCAACGGGGCACAAGGTGCTTCGGAAGATAACATCCCTGTGGGTTGGATTACTTGCAGGGGACAAACGTTGCGAGCAGTGGATTATCCTCTTCTCGCACAAATTATTGGCAATACATATGGTCCCTTTGCGGAACCAGGACAACCATTTATTGGCATTTCAAATCAGTATCCAAACTATACTGATTCTGATATTTTTAATCTACCAAACATTAATGGTAGAAGTTTGATGGACATCGAAGCAGCACGCTTAGATCCATCTACTCTACTTAAAGTTGGTGAATATATCACAGAGAATGGTGCAGATGCTGAACCGCCTACCAATGTTCAAGCGTATGTGAATATTCTATTCCAAGTAGAACCTGCTGCTGACCTTGCAGGTAAAGTTGTTGGAATCGATATGGAAGATCCAGCATATTTTGATACAATCAGAACTATTCCAAGAAAATTGGGTGTTGACCATACACCATCTCATTCACACTCACAACCTGAGGGTGATCAATATACTACAGCAGCTTTATCTGGTTATTATGCTGGTGTGTTTGAAGCAGGAAACTTTGAAACTCAAGATAATGAATGGTTAACTGGTTCTGATACTGGTCTAAACGATGCTGAACCAAATGCTGATAGATTTGATGATACAAATGGTGGTATTAGAAGAGTTACATGGTATGACGCAGATAACCAATCGTTGGTGTCACTAGAGGGATTTAAAGATACTACTAATGCATCTGCTGTTCTTCCCGTAGTAAAGACTAGAAATATTCCTTCATATGGAAATACCGCATCATTTGCTGACGGCGGCACTGCTATTGCTGGTCAACAACAACCCGCATTCACTGGTCCTTTTCCTTTTGGTGGTACTTATCAAGGTTTTAGAAATCATTACGATACTACAGATACTGCTGCTGAGATTGGACAAGATGAAACAAAAACATATCCAGTTTGTTTGAATCACAATGCTGATTCGTTTGCATCAAACTCGATGGCATCTCATAATCATTTCACTGTTGATATTTCGATGAATCGTGGTCAGATGAATCTTCCTACCAACATCCTCATAAATAATATGACGACGGGAACTCTTCAGGCTACAAGCGTAGACTCAGCACTTTCTGTGCAGATGAACCCAAATACTCCATCGTTAACGACAATGATGATTATGAGGGCATACTAATGGCAGTATATTACAACAAAGAAAAATCAAAAGTAGGAACTTTAACGGGGACTGTTATTACATGGGCAAGACAATTGTCCTCTAATGATATTGGTGATACATCTACACTATCGGTTTTACCACAAGGATACTTGAGGTGTGATGGAACTGTTTATTCCGCAGAGTTGTTTCCCTTGCTCGCAGAAGTTTTGGGTACTGGAAATTCTTGTAGATTCAGAAAAGAAGGGCAAACGCTGTTAGACAATCAGTTTCAGGTTCCTGACTATGGTTCTAAGTCTATTAGATCATCTACTGGTTCAAACTTAGGTACTTATTTGGATATTGAAGTTGTTGATGATGCTGGCGCTACGATTAAAAAATCTGGTGTTGGACTGGAAGTATTAACAAACGTTGGTACATTGTATGAGGTATTGTACCAAGGATCAATGTTCCTCCCTAGTCAGGTGTTGGAAATTCCTGGTCAACCAGGTTTTTCTAAGTCTACTGGTAGTTACACAGAAACTTCTGAGGTTCTTGCACAAGCAATGCAACCACATGCTCACTTCCATGATGGTTCTAGAACCCGTGTTAGAGCAAACGCTTCTACAACTGGTCTTGAGACACAGGCAAATTGTAGAAACTTTGCTTTTCAAAGAACTACTATCGAGGTTTGTTCTTGGTTTGGTGCAACAACTCAGGAACTATGCCGTGCTGCAGCATCTCGTGTTGCTACTGGTGGAGGAACTAATGTTAAAAACTACAATGGTTGTAACGTAGAAGGTTACGCAGCATGTTTTTCTGGTTGTACTTTCAACGTATCGCCATCTAACAGATGTTTGATTCCAGGTAACTGTAGTGTTGCACAAGGGTGTGATTTTCCTATCTCTGCTGGTAGCACCAGTTGTGGATTTGGTGCTAAAGGTGGTGTGCAACAATCAACCTGTGGAAGTGTTACATATTCTGGTACATTCTTTACTGAGTGTGTTCCAACAGTCTATGTTTTAGGTGTTCCTGGATGTGCTGTTGGTGGTCCACCAGCATATGATTTTGATAATGTTGTTCTACCAGCAAACTACAATTTTCCTGAGTTACCATTTGATGCAAGTGTTGACTCTGATGTTGAAGTTTATGCTGGTGTATCAAACATTATTCAAGACACAGTTGAATTTGGTAATGAAGGAATACATAAACATGAGTTGCCATTGACTCAAGAACCACATACATATGTGGTTACAACAACACCAACATTTGTTCCTTCTGATGAACTATCATCTAGAATACGAATTGATGTGAATGAGTCTAAAAAATATGATGCCTATATTCAGCCTTACATTGTTCAAGAGTTTCTCATTAAAGTATAATGCCGACATACAGAGGTAACTTAGCTAATTACTATTCCGATAAGGGTGGTCACTATGCACCTATCGGATCGATTCTACCTGTCTTGGCAGATAAGGCATATTCTAGTGACAATCAAAGTCCTGAGTATTCTTATCAGGATTATTTGTATTGCGATGGTTCCGAATATCTTATTAGAGATTATCCACAGTTATATGCAGCTGTAAGAAATAACTATGGTGGATCCTCTTCATTCTCAAGAACAACATATGCTGAATATGGTGGACTGCAAAGAACTTTATGGTATAATGATGATTGGTTCTTTGTATTTTCTCCAGATCAAACAGTAAACTCTACATTTAAATTTCCTTTTCCATATGATTCTAGTTTTATCATTGATGTAGATAAGCAAGTAACGTTAACACAAATTGATTTTGTGTTTGCTAATGATAATACTGTAGAAAATTTAAATATTCAGACACAAGTAGCGCATGGTTTTGCTGTTGGTGATTGGGTTACATTGTATGGTCTGGGTGTAGATGAAACTACAACCGAATGGTTAGAAAGTACATTCGTTGTTAGTGCTCTAGATAACACTGATCCTACCAAAGCAACTTTGTTCATTCAAGATGAACAAACACCACCAGTATCTACATTCTATAGTGGATATTATGCTGGAGATTCTATTCAGTCTCCTGTTTCAATGTTGTTTAGTGCTCGTTGTTTTGTTGGCATGGGTCGCTTGATCGACAACAAAACAATGAAACCTTTCACTCTTTATAGATTGAAAGAACCAACACAAGACATGAAAACTGGATTGAATGGGCAGTATGATCCATCTCATTTCCTTTATCGTGTTGAACTAGGTACAGATCAATCTCCGTTTGATCCTACTGCAGCAGATCAAACGTTAATGACGATTGATTTTGCTTTCCAAACAATATTATCACAACCACGTCTTAGAATTACAAAAACTTTTAACTTAAGTGATACACCTTATCAAGTTGGTACGTTTGCAGTACCAGACTTAAGAGATAGAAAAGTTGTTGGTTACGGTGCTGTAGATGGTATTGGGTCTCCAGTTGTTGAGGATGCATTAAATAATTTTGTTGGACAAACTGGTGGACAGTGGTTTGTATCTAAAGATGAGATTCAAACTCCTGGTGTATTTTATACCATCGGTGATGTTACAACTAGTGGATACTCAAATATTACTGCTACTGTATCTGCTTACCTTTCTGGTAGTGTTAACTATACTGTTGGACCTCTTGGTGACGTTCCTCTTAACAAACCACCAACACATTTCCACAAAATTTTAACATCTGAAGCAAGTGAGTCAACTATTGTTGAAAGAGGATCAATTCCCGTTGATGAATTTGCTGCATGTTATAGAACTAACAGAGCTAGTGTTATTAGTTTTGAACCAAATACACCAAACACCCTACAACTTGAGCACTCACATGGTTTGATTGGTGCTCCTCTTTCTAGTGGTAGTCTTGCCACGTTTGGTAACATTGACGGAATTGGTGACTTTATTGATAATGGTGATGGTACTATCAGTTATAAAATTACTGCAACTCCACCACTTGGATTAGCTGGTCCTCTTCAATATGATTCAAACTCTGGATATGTTACAGTTGACACAACAACATCTCATGGACTATCTGCTGGTGATGTTGTCTCTGTCTCTGGTGCTGATCAAACAGAGTATAATGGTATTTTCAGTGTAGAAGCAACTGGTCTTGGCGTAAGTAATTTTAATTATATTCCAGAAACTGCCCCATCAACAACACCAGCAACTGGTCCTGTTATTGTTAAGTTGGCAGATGGTTATTATGACGAGGTGGATACTACACCACAACCTAGAATGTATGTGGTTGATGATCAGACGGTTATTGGTGGTAAAACAAATGTAATTACACTACCAGGTGCTGGCATTTTGTTATCTGATACTCTTATTGGTGATGGTACTAATCCAGACTCTGGTATTGTACCACTTCCAGATGCAAATACTGTTGGTGAAACTGTCAGAATTGACGTTTTGATGCGTGGTTCTGGTGGTGGCGGTGGATCAGGTACTAATAGTGCAAGTGATGGTGGTTATGCTGCTATTACTATTGAAATCGATGGAACACCAAGAACATTCTATGCATATGG